TGCCTTGGTGCTTGACTGCAATGCATCAGCATCCAATCCCATCGCGGCTTTGCTCATGCCAGTGCGGTCTTCCTTCATGGAATCCATGTAGTCGAGCATCGGGAATGCGGCTTGTCCAACGAATGGGCTGGAGAACGGCTGCACCATACCTGGCGCTCTCATGCGAATAATCGCGCCTGTCTCGTTGTTGAGTACATCGTCAATGTTGACCTGACCTTCCACCACTGCGGTGCGCGGATGGATCGACTGCGCCAGCGAATCCAAGGTGTTTCGCAACACTTCGGACTTGATTTCTTGAATGTCGTGCGTCAGATCGAACACCGACATGGCTTCCAATGGGCTGGTGTGTGGCTCTGGATCGCAGGGGAAGTCCACAAATGGGATGTAGCTGGCGGGTAAGTTCCGCACCACGGTGTAGCCTGACCCCATGCAGCAAACCTTGCGGAGTTCAGCAATGCCGTCACCGTCATAGTCCACGCGGATGTAGGCTTCGACATAGAGAACGCGGCGCTGGCCAGGATTCAAACTATCCCCAGCGCCCATGGTGGTGGACAAGGGCTGACGCGCCAAATACTCGTCATTGCTGTCCAAGTCAGTGCTGGAGATGTTCTCCTCAATCTCGTCCAGCTCGTAGCCCATCTTCAGCAAATCGTCCACAGTGGCCATCTGACGGTGGGCAATGATGCCTGCATCCTCAAATGATCTCGCTCTGCGGTCAATCACCAGCTCTTCGGGTGGCACAGCCATGATGCGGATACGCCCATCTTTGGTAGTGCGCTTGATCTGCACATCGTGCAACATGGGTTGCGGCATCGGCATGGGTTGACCTGTGGCTGGATCAATCTGCGGCTGCATCATGTCCATGGGCACAGATGTGTCGGGGTAGCTGACAACAATCTTGACTTCTGCGCCTTCTTGCATCAGCACCTGTACGGTTTGGTCATCAAGCCCCGAATACTCTTCGATCTTGACCTCTTCAACCTCGTCCCACCAGTATTTGGCGATTCCACACTTACGCACAAGAGAGTCTTTGAACAACGCATAGGTGGTCATAAAACCGTTGTTGTCGTTGGTGAAGACATAGTTGGCGTAATCAGTCGCCTGCTGTGCGCCTGTCACATCTTCAGGACCGCGAGGCACAAATTCCACGACATTCTCGGTACTGAAAAACACACGCATGAGGCTTGGCAACATGGCGGACACCGTGTCTCGCACCTCCATGGCCACCACCTGAGAGCGCCCATCTTCCTCATTTCCAAAGGGGTCACCACGGTAATACTCAGTTCCCTTGGCGCGGATGGGGGAGACATCGGCATCAATGTATGAAACCGCGTCCTCTAGTTCACCGGCAACAATGGCTTGTAACTCGGTGTCATCCATTGGCTGCTGCGCCGCAATGTCGGTGCTGATATTGAGATCGTTGATCATTTCGCTTTGTTCCTTGCAGATATTGCTCTCGCCTTGGCACGCGCATCAGCCTTGCTTGACGCGCCCCATGCCTTCAAACTCAGCAGCAAGCGCGTTGGCTCGCCGTCCTTCATCTCTGGACCAGGCATATTGCCCATTCTCGCAAGGAATGATGCCCTGCGCGGGTTGTCGCCCGATTTGACAGGCGCTTTCAAGTTCATGCCCTCGGCTTTGGCGCTGGCGCGTCCCTTCGCATTCAGGCCGCCACTTGGACTTTTTCCTTCTTTACGCTGCCACGCTGGAGTCTTCATAGGGCACTTTCTTCAAAATCACATACATGGAGTCAACTGCTCTGGGCAGTCGCAGTATTTCTTCTTGCGGCAATTTTAGACTTGCACCGTACTCACTGAGACGCATCTCCAAGTGCGTCATCTCAAACCGACTGCCCTTCCAGCCCAAGTACCACGCCCAATCGCAGTAATACACCCACGACTTTTCGTTGAACGCACGCACATGAGTCGGGTCTTGCCACGCGCCAAGGCTCAACTCATAGGGGACATGAATGTGCATCTCGCCACCGTCACGCAACAAATCCCGACAGTTGGTCATGGCCTGCACCAAGTTCGGTATGTGCTCAAGCACATCAAAGGCCAGTATGCGGTCAAACTGTCTGTCGATCTGCATGAAAGCACCAATGTCCACAACCCAATCAGCGCCAACATCAGCGCGAATGTCAGCATTCACGCAATCGGGCTTGTAATCCTTGCCTGACCCCAGATTAAGTGTCAAACCACTGTTTTGCATATTCGGCTCGGTGTTTACGCAGCCACGGCATGGCCTGCTGAATGAGTCGGTTGCCGTCTAAGCCAATCGTTTGGCTGCCAATGTGATGCACATAAGACCGACTCAGGTAATGGTGAAAGCCTGCGGCTCTCAAATCCTCACAATGCACATCATCGGAATACCAATTCAACGGTGGAAATTTGGCCACATCCCACGCATCGCGCCCAATCCATGCAAAGATAGGGGATGGGCATTCCAGCGGCACAATTGCGTCCTCATAGGGGTACTTGAAGTAGTACAGCTCCTGATTAAAGGGATTTGATCTGATGTTTTGCACTGGACGCGCTGCATCGCAACGCGCTGAAACCCAGCCCACAGGCTCGCCAGTTTCCTCTCGCAACTGCTTGACATCCTCCATCAGTAATCGGTAACTGGTGGGAGTCAGCACAATGTCATCGTTGGCGCAAATGACTGACTCAAACCCATCGCCAAAGGCGCGATTCATGATCTCGTTGTAGTCGTCACCAAAATTGTGCGGTGCGCCAAAGAGTTTGAAGTCAGTGTCAAAGCCGCCAATAATGGACTCTGGACCGCGCAAATAGACAGGCACTTCGGGACAGTACTCTGCGATGCTTGTGAGCATCACCCGCAAACCTTTGCCAGTGACTGTCGAGATGCATATTGGCGAGATCACTTCTTGGGCTTCTTCTTGGCGGTCTTGGCCGCCAGCTTGAAGTCGGCGGCAGATGGCGCAGACTTGCTGCCAACCTTGTTCATCTTCTCGCCCGATCCTTCAGCGATCCTGCGCCTCTTGGCCCAGATGTTGGCGTACAAGCCCTGCTTAGTCGCCATTCTTGCCACCGCCAATGTTGATTGTCAGCAGTGAATCAGGCATCTCGCCATCGTCCTCGCCTTCCATGTCGCTGTTGTCGCCACCCTCAGACTCGCCATCACCCTCATTTGGGCCGCCCACAACCCACGCATCGCAAGTTCTGCTGGCCGCGCACTTGAAGTCGAATATCTCGCAGTAACCCAGATCAGCCAACTTGATCGTGCCCCAAGGGTCAGCCTCACGGCCAATGCCGTCAGCAATGCACTGCTTGATCTTGTCCGAAACATTGAAAGCCGCGCAGTTTCCGCAGCGACTCTGCTTGGCATCATCAACTGAAACATCCCACTGATCGGCCTTCTTTGACCAGAATGCGTTGTTGGGTAGATTGGGATTCTCAGGACCGTAAGCCGCGCTGGTGATTGCCTTGGCGCGATTCTTCAGATTGAGCGTGATGTCTTGCGTGGGAGCTGGGCAACTGGCGCCAGAGTCCTGATATCCCGTCTCTTGATCCATGGCCTGCGCCATGGTGCGTTGTAAGGTCGCCATTATTTCTCCTTGTATACTATTGCAATGAAAACTACATTGCAATCGCTATCATGAAAACCTTAGAGTGCTTATTCTGCAAAGAACAATTCACCCCAAAAAAGAAAAACACAAAATACTGTTGCAGACATTGCCAGGCAAAGCACATTGCTGTTTTGTTTGGCAAGCAGCGGGCAGAAAAAAGAAAGAATGGGAAAACTCTTTCATGCTTAATTTGCTCAACATCATTCTATGTCCCCGCCTACAGAATTGAAACAGCAAAATTTTGCTCCAGAAAATGCACATCAATTGCCAATCCAGAAAACACCAAAAAAGCTCAACTTGCTAGTCCACTCATGAAAAGAGCAGGCATTGGATCAATCAAAAAATACATTGTCATTCAGGTTGACGGCAAACAAATCAGAGAACATCGTCATGTCATGCAAGTACATCTTGGCCGGAAATTAGACCGCAATGAGCATGTGCATCACATCAATGGTGATCCAACTGACAACAGAATTGAAAACCTGCAAGTCTTGACAAACTCAGAACATCAAAAACTGGAACTCAGCTTTTTTTCTTCTGCTTTACCCCAGCAGAACTCAAAGCAATAGCCACCGCTTGGCGTGGATTCTTGACGACTTTGCCGCCTTTGCCAGAGTGCAGAGTTCCAGACTTATATTCGCCCATCACCTTGCCAACTTTCTTCTGTGCCTTTGTCATCTTCATCATGTACCCCTTAAAGAATTAGGTGTTGGCGCAGGGAGTTCTGGGGAGAATCCTACCTAGAGCAAACTGCTTTAATAGCCCCAGTTACTATGCGCCAACGAATTCGTATTATGCAACCCTTGAGAGGTTTCTTTTCAACGGTTGCCCCCACTTCGCGCTCGCTTTGCTCCCCATCATGCCGATCACCGCATCAGATGCAAAGGTGAGACAAAACGCATCAGCCTTGTCAGGCGAGGCCAAACCCCGCTTTCTGATCTCATCTTTACCCTCAATCTGTATCTTGCCGTTGCTTGTGAAGCTGTATCTCACTGTTGCCAACTCAGCCACCAGCAGCTCATCCTTGGGCAGCCGACAGTCCCGCGCCTCAAGCCACGACTTGGCCTTGTACCAAAGCTCGGCCTTTAGGTTGCGATAAGTCGTACCCATGGCAGGTGACTCGCTCACATTGATGCCGCGAGCTGGCAGATTCAATTCCCGCAGCCGATCAACAACGCCAGCGCCAAGTCCAATCGAGTCCACCAATATCTCTGATGGCCGCTCAGATGGCGGCAATATCTCGTACTCGGCCACCACCGCACCTGTGAGCTGCATCAAATCCAAATTCTTCCAAGTCTTGATCGGCTCAGTCACCGCGTTACCGCGCCTTTTGCACAGCGCAGAACGGTCCGAGCCAAAGCGTGCCACATCCAATCCCCACACCAGTGGCGCATAGGGACTCGCCTCCACATCCCGATTCATCGCCAAGTCCAGCAATTCCATCGGTATCACCGTGTCCTCGTCACTCTTGGGAAACTCACCCAAGACGCGGATACGGTAGGCGTTGGACTCCTCACCGTATCTCGCCTTCATCTCCTCAATGTAGGCCGCGCTCACCCTTGGTGAGTCCGCGCAAGACACCTTCATCGTCACCCAGTCCCCCGCCAATCGGTTGTGCGTGTCGTAGAAAAAGCCGCTGGAACGCACAGGATTGCCCAGCAGTAGCGTGACAGCGTTGTGTCCCGACATTGAGCCAGATGCCGCCTCAAACACCTTCTCAGGTATACCGCTGGCCTCGTCCCCCACCAGCATCAC